AGATTAATGTTAATGAACATATTGAAAAGAAAAACGGTCTATCATATTTATCATGGGCATGGGCAGTAGATACATTACTGCAGCAAGATCCATCTGCTACATGGGACTATAAAGAACCTAAACAGTTTGGTGATACTTTAATGGTATTTTGTTCTGTTACTGCGTTTGGTAAAATAATGACAGCACAACTACCTGTGTTAGATTATCGCAATAAAGCAATTATTAATCCTGATGCTATGGCAGTTAATACTGCTATGCAACGTTGCTTAGCTAAAGCTATTGCATTGCATGGTATTGGGTTATATATATACAGCGGTGAAGATATCCCAGAGTCTGAAAAAGTTGAAGAAGTTATTACAGAAAAAGATATTGAATTAGCTAAAGTTGGTTTATATACAGCAAACAATGATGGTAAATTAAAAGAAGCATTTTTTAAACTTACACCTCAAATGCAAGATAAATTACGTGACTATGCCAATGAACTTAAGAAAGCAGCATGAGTCATTTGCTAGATAAACGTAGGCATAATATTGTAACAGCATCTAATGCTTGGGCTTCTGTAAACGAAAGACAAAAACTTTGGCGTCAAATGACTTTAAGAGAAGCTCCATTTGAAGGCAATGAAATGACTGAATGGGGTAATTTACATGAGAAAGATGCTTTGTCTGAGTTTGAAAAAAGTATGAGTGATATATGCGAATCAGGTAATAAACTTATAGTGCATAATAGTTTACCTATAGGTGCTAGTCCTGATGCATTTTACAATGGTGACCCAGTAGAGTTTAAATGTCCATTTACACAAGAATTTTATGATGGAATACCAGATAGATATTATTGGCAAGTTCAAATGCAAATACATTGCTGCGATCGTGAACAAGGATGGTTTAGTGTTTGGACCCCAAGTGGTATAACTGTAGAGTTAGTTAAGAAAGATGATAAATGGTTAGAGTGGTACAAACCATTATTATTAGAATTTATGCAATTTGTTGAGTCTGACACAGAACCAACACGATGGAAGAAAAAACCTATTTACACTAAGGAGAACTAGCATGGCACAGTATGACAACACAAACACATTTACATTATTTGTTAATGACAAGGGTGAAAACCCAAAACGACCAGATTGGACTGGGAATATGAATGTTGATGGTATTGAATTTAGACTATCTGGTTGGGTACGTGAAAGCGCAAAAGGTAAGTTTGTTTCAGGCACTGTACAATTAAAAGAAAATAAAAACACTGAATATAGTAAACCTGCAGTAGAAGGTGAAGACATGCCTTTTTAGACATGTCCTCATAATGCAATTACTTATTCATTACATACATTGTGACTTCAAAGCCAAAACGCATTTCAGTGACTGATGGTGATGTCCACATAATATTTCTCCTTAAAATGTATATGCATAATTGCACAATACAATAAGATTATACAAAATTTAAGACTTGAAATATACTGTAAATACATTAACTTTATACTAGTAAATTATTTAAAAGGCAAATATAATGACAATTTTTACAAGATGGGCAATCGTATTTAAACATGATAAGTCACCATTAGATGAATGTTTATATATTCATAAAGCAAAAGCTGAATCAAAATTACATTTAATAAATAATAAAAATAAATTTGAAATTCAACAAGTTGCATTAATGAATAAAAATTTAATTCAAAATAAATTTAATGGATATACATAACTTAGAATTAGAAGTTTCATGCTACGCAACTGCTGTGTACCATGAAGTTAATAATAGAACTCTCGAGGAGAAATTGGGTGTCATTTATACTATTCGTAATCGTATCAAATCTGGTCTCTGGGGTTCTAATGTATGTTCTGTTATTAATGCTTCTGGGCAATTTATTGGCATTTCAGACAAAAGCCATAAGAAAGTTGATAAAAAGACGTATCTTGAAACAAAATTACTTGTACTTGATGCAATTGTATTTAATAAATATGCTAACCCAGTTGCAAATGCTTTATACTTTCATGATGACTCAATTGAGCCAAAACATTCGTGGTTTGGTCATAAAAAAATTACTCATATAGGAAGGATGGTGTTTTACTAATGAAACAAGAACCGGTGGCATGGCTTTATCAAGAGTTTTGTACTAAATCTGGTGAACTAAAGAAATCTTATTTATGGTCATTTCATCCTAACCAGCTTTCATATTTAAATGATTTAAAAAATACAACCCATCACATAAAGATAATTCCTTTGTACCCTGGTGAACCAATAGAAGAATATAAAGTATTATCTAAATATGATAGTAAACGTCTTGTAGAGGCTAACAATGGATTATAAATGGAAAGGTACCGCTGAACTAATTGTTGGTATTATTATTGGGTCAGCAATTACATGGGGAATTATGGAATATAAATGTACTGTTAAACAATACAGTATGAATTTAAAATGTATTCAAGGTGAATTATACGAAGAAATTAAACCTAATATCTTTGCTAAAAGTCATCTAGAATGTTTTGAACAAACTAGACTATAGGAGAAAATATGTATACACAACTTGACGATTTAAAGCATGCTAATTTAATTAAAGAATATTTAGAAAAAAACCCACAAGCAACACGTAAAGATTTGAGTGTTGCATTGAGATTAAACTATAGAAGATTAATAAAGTTAAATACAGAAGGTGTTATTATGTTGCCTAATCCAATACCTTTTAACCAAAGAAATAAACCAAAAACAGTAAGATTATAATACACTTTTTATCATTTATATGGTATTATAATAATACTACACTTAACAAGGACTTATTTTATGACAGATATTAATAATATTTTAGATGAACGTGGCAATCGTTATGGTGATTTTTCATCAAATGCAACAACAACACAATTAATAAAACAAGCAATTAATCTTGGTGACACTGCTAATAAGTTAGCATTTTATCAGCGAGAGTCATTAGAAATGATTGCTCATAAAATAAGCCGCATTGTAAATGGTGATGCAAATTATATGGATTCATGGGTTGATATTGTAGGTTATGCACAATTAGTAATTGATAAATTACAACGTGATAAAAATGAAATTCAAGAGTTAGTTAATACTTTTGAAAATGATATTACATTAAGTAATAATGATGAAAATAATAATATGCAAACTACTGCCTTTTTAGAAAGGCTTGAGGATTTAGATGACTAAAATATATTGGATATTTATTGTAATTATGGCTGGATTAGCTATTTGTTGGACTGAAGAAACATTTAGTCAGACAACTACTATATTAGCGCCGGATGGTTCTGTAACAATTTGCCAAGTTGGTTCAAATGGAATAATTATTTGTGTCTAATGGAATGAGAAATCAAATGGCAAGTCATACTGACTTTGGTTTTTTAAAAGGATTATTTGAAGATAGTCCTAAAATTATGCCATCTAACTTAGATATGGTATACGGCATTAATGATAAGTTTTTATTGGCAGAATGGAAACGTGATAATGAAGAAATTTCAGAAGGTCAAAAAATACTTCTTAAAGCCTTATCAAAGGAACCTAATTTTACTGTAATACTTATTAATGGATATTCAGATAATACAGGTATTCATATTTCAAAATATTATCAAATATCACAAACATCACTTATTTATCTTGGAAATTCAATAGATAGTCTTAAAGATTACATTAAAACCTGGTATAAACTAGCAAAACGTATTTAAAACGCACGCAGTCATCCATAGAGACACTTTTATTATAAATTGATATGTATATATAGGGCATATTAAAATAATGTCTCTAAGGCCACTTATTTTAAGTCAAATAACATTTTTAAATAGGTTTTTAGTGGTTCTAATTCATTTTTACGTTTTTCAGCTATTTTACATAACCATTCACGTCTAAAATTAATATCTTTAGTTAATAACCATTTTGCTTCACAATACAACCTGTAGTTACTACTATAGTTATCTACTACTTCACCGTTAGGTAAAATAATGTCAGTCATCTAATGCTGGCACCTCTGAGTAAATAGCATCAACTGTAATTTCTATATATGTGTCATCAGATAAAGTAATAATTAAAACAGACGGGTCAGTATATGCTTCGGCCTCTACAATTTCTTTGCCTATGATATGCTCACATAATGCTGAGATGTCCATAATTTTCCTTATATGCTGGTAACTAAGTCGTGGTTTAATTTCTCTGATTTCACTGACTTGCTCCATTTTCCGCAATCCTTACATTGATAACGTTGATATTTTCTAGAGCTAGTAATAAAACTACCTTGTTTAGTTAATCTTGCAGAGTTACAATTTGGGCAAACAGTACCATCAGAAAATGAATTATGATTTGGATGATTACTTATCCATCCTTTAAATTTATCATATAATTTTTCTAATAATATAACATCATTTTTATTGTATGCTTCCATACGTTTCCATGCTTGGCGGTCATTATTCATAACCTTTAGCCATAATTCATGACCCTCATGGTCTGTTTTTTTACCTAAACCTAATTTTTGAGATACGTAGTCAAGTTTATTTGATACAAACCTAAACTGACTTCTAGCAACCCTAAGTAAATCTATATGCTTTGCTGGACTTGGTGGTGGCATGCCAGCTTGTAAAAACTCACCATTTAACATTTTAATGTCAAACTGTAGTCCATTGTAATGAACTATTGCATCTGCTTCATCCATTAATTTATGAATACTATTAAGCATATGTTTACGATTACTTTTATATACTGAATCGAACATAATTTTTGATTCACCATACCATTTAGCAGCATAGCAGAGAGTGTAAGATGACTCTA